ATAGGCCTTCCCAGAGCACAGGTCCTGAAATATCCTCGGCAGTTTTGTTACGCTTGTCAGCAGCCAAGCGGGCTTTCTTGTCCGCTATGTGCTGATCTGTCAGAGTGGGTCTGAGTTGTCCGATGATGGTTTCTGGCGCCATGTTAAGAGCGCGGATTGTTGACGGGTACAGCGAGTTGATATCAACTGCGGCGATGTATTCGTGGATGCCCCTTTTGGGCGTAGCAACATAGGCACCTGCCGCTGTTTGTTCGTCATCATTACCTTCACTCCTTCGTGTTTTATCCTGAACCACAAGGCCACGGCTGTGTGCCTCATTAATAACTGCTTGCTCAATCATGGCCACACTGCCCATGACTGTGGGTAGCAGCACAGTATTCTCATGTGCCAGTTGGTTGGCCAAATCCAAGAACTTTAGTTTGTCATGGATCCGGAACAACAACATGGTGTCCTGGCGGTTGTATTCCAGAAACTTACGCCAGTCACGGTTATACAACTGATCCAGTGTGCCTTCATACTGTGTTTTGTTTTCACCCACTTCCATTTCGCCAATGTAATCCAGTTTGTAACTGTGGCGTTGTTCGTAGTTATACTTTTTGTATAACTCCAGGTAGTCCATATGAATACGGCCCACCAGGTCATAAGTGGTTTCTTCGCGGCCGAACCGTTCGTATGTGCGAGATTTAGGCAGTTCGCCCATCAGGCAAAACTTGCGCGTGTCATCCTTGCTCATCACACGTGTCACACGATTGACCATGTAGGGAATATCGTACCCTGATGAGTTCCAGCCAGTCAATACATCGGCATCTTCAATCAAGGCAAAAAATGTCTCAAACATTTCCGTCTCAGTCTCAAATACAAATGTGTTGTCAAAGCCACCAGCAATTTCACTGGCAGTTTCGGCTGTCATGCTACGCGGAGGAATGCACAGTGTGACCAGTTGGTCCAGCCAGTCCATGTAGATGGAGATAGCAGTAACTGGGTTGAAGGGATCACTAGTGGGACTGAAACCCTTGACTGGATCAAAGTCCACTTCAATGTCAAAGAATGCCGTATGTAGTTTGGGAGCCGGCTTGTCCAGATAGTTATCCGCCAGGCAACGGAACACCACGTTCACATCGCTTTCGTAAATCTGTTTGCCACTCATGACACGGAGTTCTTTTTGAAACTCCTGCCGTTTGCGGCTACTAAAACGACTTACTGGATCACCGAATACAGTGCGATACTTGCCTTTGGGATCGGCATAGTAGAATACATAGTTGGTGGGATATTCCACGATGTGGCGTTTACCGTCTGGTGTTCGTTCCACCACACGGATGATATCACGATCACGGTCGTGTAATGCGTCAATATAACTCATAGTGTCAATAGTCTAATCAGGGCAACACTGTCAATTGTAACTAACAAAATGTAGTTTGCCAACATTCCGGAACTTTGCCGTGTCCAGGCAGCCCAGGCGAAAATCACGCACTGGGTCATGAACAGTGGATAAAGGACGAGGAATGGTGGATTGGGCAGTGTGAGCATCATGGTGAAACTACACCCGATGCTCATGAACCAGGCCAGTATTTCTAGTGCACACCGCAGGGGGTTGCTGGTCCAGTCATCACGAATCCAGTTTACTATGCCCTGGACAAATGTCCTCACAGAGTCTTGCCCACCGTGGTCAGGATGGTTTCAAGCAATTCTTGCTCTTTTTGTGTTTTTCCAAATTCGGCTTTGTGTGCCACACGAATGGCCTTTTTCAGTACTGCACTCTTGACGTTGAGTTCTTCTGCGACTGCCTTGATGGTGTCGTTTAGGCCTTCATTCAGGGTATCAATTTCGTGCATGACCTGCATGCCTTCGTTGATCAGTTGGGTGAGTTTAATTTTCTGGTCACCGCTAAATGAGGTGGGGCTATCAAAATTGTCAGACATAAGTTCCTTTCAGTAAACAGATACTTAGTCTAACACAATTGCGCGGAAAGTCAATAGAGATTACGACCTTAAACTTTACCTAAAAACTGGTGTGCAATTATTTTACAATCAGCACGCAGGTCTGGATCACGGGTTTCACGCAAACTGAATGTTTTGGGTACCGCACGTGCCAGTTGTGTGGGGTCGCTATAACCGCAATAAACTTTGTGTACGTTGGTGCTGTTGATCAGGTCCGTGCAACTTTCACCATAACGCTCATCCATTTGATGCACACAGGGACTTAGTGTTGTGACTATGATGCTACCAGACGCTGGTTCACCATACTGTTCACGATAGCGATCCAGAGCCACACGCTCGGCATGCACACGGCGACCGTCAGGTGCGGCATGGTTTAAGCCACACACAATGCGATTCTGGTTATCTATGACACAAGCCGCAACCAATCCGAAATACTGGTCATCCAGTTCTTGACCACGAACAATCATGTCAACCAGTTTTCGTAGCATCTGGTCTAGTCTGGCTGTATCGTGGAATTGGAAATCGCTGGCTCGCATGTTAGTATTTAGTGCTCACTTTTGACTTCACGGTAGCGAATCGTTACATCAGGCCAGCAGCCGGCCACCCTCGTAACTAAGTTACGGTCCTAAGGGTGTTCGTATTATTCTGTTTTGCAGTGGGATATCTTGTACTGCTGGGTCTTGCTGGATCGTGTTGATAGTTACAGGCTGGATTCAACCAGGCCACGATGCGATCTTCAATGGCGCCTAACTTAGCCTTAAAGGTAGCTGGATCGTCGCCCAGGTCGGCAGGTATGGGATAGAAATGTATTGTGATATCCTTCAAATCATTCATACCATAGCCAGCCTGAGCAAAACGATCACTGAATTGTTTCCAGTTACGCATTTGTGTGGCTGTGGTGCATTGATCCAGTAGTTTTTGGATGTGTTTGTACCAACGCTCACGAAAGTTGTTCTTGCTGGCAATGCCCACATAGAAATAACCCCAGTCAGGATGATGCCAGGCATAAATGCCACTCTGCATTGCTTCTGCTGGTAGATTCTTCTTTTTCTGAAATCTTATTTTCAGTCCCGGACGACCATCTTGCCGTTGTTGTACAACATCAAAGATGCTGAAAAACGGATAACTGACTCTGCGCCCCAGGCTGATTTCATTGATTCTCATAATTTTACAGTATGTAATACTTGTGATATTTTGTCAAACTGATGGCTGACCCGTTCAAAAAACAATTCGGGTGGTCTGTCCGTCCAGGCACGATGTTCTAGTGCCAGTTTGCCCATATCACGGAAATAACTCTGACTGGGCCAACGGCGACTGTTCAATTCTAGACCGTCAATGAGCAAGCATTCTTGTGCTATTTCTTCAAAATTACGCTTGCGAGTTTCACCAGTTGTTACAGTGGCACTCATCATTTTGATAGCGATAGCATCGGTGGGTATGTTGGGCTGTTCCATGTATCTGGCAAAGGTGTGTACAACATATGCTTCGACCTCATGCTCTAGATTTATCTGACTGCGTTCTTCAGCCACTATGATGACTTCGTAACTGGCCTTGACATACTCCATCCAGTGACGCATCAACTACTCCCAAAAAAGTTTTTCATTAACTTGGTTTGTTTTGCACTACCATATGGCTTGGTTAGTACTGGACTAATGTTACTGACTTTTTCTTTACCTGACAAGTACTTGGCAGGGACTCCGGCTTCAGTGACTCCCTGACCGTCAACAAACTGCTTAAACTGTTCAGCAGTGGCTCGCTTGGGTAAACTGTGCCACTTACCGTCGGGGCTTACGGCACCGTAGTATGTAACATTACGGTCATCTTCTGCTTGGGTTTCTCGGGCGAACCGCCAGCCTTTGTACTTACCTAAGACTTCAGTTTTGGTATCGCCTAAGCCTTCCGCCACACCTTCCGCTTCAAAGTCTTTGCTGGTTAATGATAGGGCATACTTGATATATTTTATATTGAACTTCAATATGCTCTTTAAGTGTTCTAACCCTTGTGGTGTAAATGTTTGTTTTTTGTGATCCCACATACCGTATTCATCACTCAAACTACTGACAATGTTTTGTATCTTTCCTTTGACTTTTGGATCAAGACCAGAGAAGCCTTCCGCCACACCTTGCTCAGGCTTTTTCTTGGTGGCTTGATCAAATTCTTTCTTGGTGGCACGAACGATACCGCTGAAGCGTTTGTTACCCTTCGCAAAATCACCGGCTTTATCCGCCTCTCGGGCACTAGCACCTGCGGCCTTTTTGTATCGGGCCAATGTTTGGGGGCTGAGTTCATCTAGATGCTCTGTATCTTCACTGGTGGCTTTGCGGCAACTGCCAGGAGCACCTTCTGGAACACCAGGCACTCGTTTGTAACCAGTCCAGCACTTTAATTCATCAAGCTGGCTTTCAGTCAGCATTTCATTAATTTTCATGCTCGGTCCTTTCTCATCATGCTACGCAACATCCAGCCGTGTTTTCCGTGTGCGTCAATACGGCTGGCAATAAAGTCGGCAATGCCTTGTTCATCAGCCTGTTCAGCCACATGAAACGCTTGCCGCCACATGTCCAGTATTTTAGCATTGTCTTGTGTAAGTTCTGCAATCATGAGTTCAGCCCTGGGTATCTTGGTCTGATCAGGAATCTGGCTTAGTTCAGCAAAACGAGAGATACTGCCAGGTGTATAACTATCTAGTTGACGGATCAACTCAGCAGTTTGATCTATGGCATTATCGTATACTTCACTGTATAAGTTACCCAAGAATTCATGGTATTGAGGGAAATCTGGACCTTCAACATTCCAGTGAAAGTTTTGTGCTTTAATCACAAAAGCATAACTGGTCGCTAATAGTGTCTTTAGTGTGTCTGCTAACATCGTGCGCCTTTAATTGTTTATAAAGTATTTATCGGGTGCTTTCGTGTCCCACAAAGTCATCCATGTTGTTGTCAATATAGAACGCCATCTTTTTAGCGAAATCCGGATATGCCTGACGAACAGCACGGTCAAAAATAACATGTATTGAACCCTGTTTACGTAATCGTTCTAGAGTATTGGCCATTTGGCCTGCTGATTTTATGATTTCACTTTGCCTCAGTTTACGTGCACTATCCCAGCCTCTTGTGCCATCTAACATCTGCACATCAAAATCATTACCACGTATCCAGTAAGCCCACAATGTGGGAACATTTGTTCCATAATCTATACGAAATAACACATAATGCCCGCTGGTTGGTTCTGGCTCAGATTTTTCTACAGGTATGGAAACACCACCGAATGTATACGCTTCTGGCTCTTGTGGAGGCGGAGTGAACTGTCGTTCTGGATCTAATTTACGGGTCACACTTGCGCGCCGGAGTGCACGATTGGCTGCGTCACGTACACGCTGTAACTCTGCCTGCTTCGCTTGTTCTGCTCGTTGTTTCGCCAGTTCTGCTTCGCGGCGTTGTTGCTTCTGTGCACGTTGTTGTGCACGACTGGCTTCACCTAGGGTGAGAGGACGCATATGATCAGAACTATTAGAATCGTATTCGTATCCCAGGCCCATGAGTTCTTGATGCAAGTTCATAATATCTTGCTTCAATCCTTGTACATAATGTGGGTTACCAGCCGCTGTAGTACTACCTGAACGAATGATTTCAGTCAAATCACTTACATTCTGGTGAATCTCTTGTGCTATTTGTCTGGCTGTAACAAAGTTGGCACGATTTGATTCTAAGATAACTTCTGTAACACGCATGATCTATGTTCTGATTATTTTGGTCACGGTGGGGGTCTGGGCAGGTTTTCCGGGCCATACGGTTTTCAAAACAAATTTTAATTCTGAAGAACTAATACGCCTCAACCCTAGTGCAGTTTCTCTAGACCAATCATACACCCAAACTTTTTCTCCGGATGCTAATTGGGACAGCTTTGACAAAACCTCAGGCATTTGTTTTTTGATAATATAGTCAACTGCTACTGGATCAATACCGCGCTCCCTAGCACGATCCAATGCATGCTCGTCTATTAATACTTCCAATGGACCTACAGTAATTGAACCTACTGCTGCCTCACCTACCGGTTTTTTAGACGATGATTTTTTACGACCCTGGCAATGTGCACGTTGGCTAAAGCCCCGGGGATTTGAGCAATTGATGCTACGCTTGTATTTCTCACTCCACTTTTCAGTCACGGGTCTGTTCATGCTGGCCAATAAACTTACTAAGCCTTTTATTTTTTCTGGATCTGTGGGGTCTGATAGCAGGCGATACAGTTCTCGGTGTTTGGTATTATTGGCTGGATTTCGGAAAAAATCTTGTAATTTTTTTGCCCAGAGTTTGGTATCTGCTGTGCTGAGTGTGACCACCTCTTGGTAACCGTTGGGCATAGATGAATTGCGTCTGACCAATTTTGCCTGATTTTGTGGATGATTGGCTTGACGAGTAACAAAACTTGCAGCTTTCAATATGCGTTCTTTGTTTTTAATTCCAGCTAGTGCCTCAGCACCAAAAGTTTTTGCAGTTCCTCGAGTTTCTTCACCGGTAAACATGTGAGTGCCCTGACTGACACCATCCATGCTCTCAAGTAATTCTCTTATTTTCATTTGTTAGACCTTGTTTTGCTGCTAACCATGTCAGCTTTACCACGGCGTTCAGGATTGGGATCCTCACGGCGTTTCTTTCGTACTGCAGCAGCAATGGCTTTTTTACCACCACTGGCTCTCAGGCTGGCTGCACGGGCTTTACTCAGGCACTTGGGTTTTCCCTCACCTGGCTTACGCTCACCGCACTTGCCTATGCGTTCACCTTTGGTATTATAGCGATCCCAGCCACCACCACCTGCGCCACCGTGTTTGCCCTTGCCAAACCAGTCACGCAGGCTCATGCTGTCCTCTTCTAACTCAGCAATATCCTCAGTCAGAATTTCGGCGATTTTCATGATTTGTTGCCCCAGTTCTTGGCTCCCACCTTGCGGCATTTTACAAGTGCGCCACTGGCGTAAGCACTGGGCCAGACCTTGTAGCGGCTCTTGACTTTGTGATAGCAAGCATCTTGGGCTTCAGCTATACTTTCTTCACTGAAAGCAGGGCCACCACATTTGGGGCAAGTCATTTGCTCCATGGTTTCTTGGTGGCTTTCTATGTGCTGGCTTTCTAAATATTCACGCACAGTGTTTAGATAGTCGGCAGCCTTGATGATCTTCTCTTGAACCCAGCCTTCAATGCCCTGTTCTTCGGGAATGTTTTTGACCAGTTCATAAACCATTTTGGCATTCTTGGCTGCTTGAATAAGGTCGCTGCGGGCCATTTGTACTTCATGATCTGTGCGATCAGCGGCCTTGGAGATAAGGCCGCTTAGTTTCTTGATGGCTGCTGGATTTACAATTAGATCCTCTTCGTCCAGTTTGGCTTCTGCTACACCTTTGAGTTCTTTCTGTGTTGCACCAGCCTTGCGGGCGGCTTCCGCATCTTTGGCTGACTTGGTTTTATGATATTTGGCCAGCAATTCTTTTCTAGTGCCACCCTGGCTCTTAGGAGCGTAATCGGTGACTCCAGTTCCTTCCGCCAAACCTTCCTCGTCTAACTTGTCATACTTGGCACGAATCTTGGCCATCTTTTCCTTGCTGGCACCCTCACGACCTGCCTTACGCAGTGCGTCCATACCCTCTTTGCCATACTTCTTGTTACCCAGATAGGCTTGTAGGCCGCTTTCTTCTACATCTTCTAGACTTTCACGAATGCCTTTGCGTGGCTTTTCTGCCTTCTTTTCTTTGTCATCTTGGGCTTCTGGTTTAGCTTCAGCCTCACCATATACACTCTTGATTACCTTGGCGCTACGTGGGCGACTGCTCTTGGTCTTTTCACCTGTGACCAGTGCACTGTTCTCCCAGTTGCCATACTCAATGACTTCTGGGGCATGAGATTCCTCAACCTCTTCTTCCACACGCTTGTGGGTGCCGCCCAGTGGTACTGCTGGACCGGTTGCCACAGCACCAGCCACAGTTGTTTCATTAACAATGTTTAAGAGTTTTCTAATGTCGCTCATGATTTTACCTTATGTTCTTCCCACCATGACCTCAATGAGGCCCACTTGTTCGCTATTGTATTTTTGAATGGCGCGACCTATCACACCACCATCACCTGTATTTACTGCCACGCCTTCATGCTCTGCACTTGCTCTGAGTAAATCGCCCTTTTCTATCTTGCCTACCACCTTGACTGGTACTCTTCCTACCAAAGCTATGCAACTGCCTTTATCTGCGATGCCAGTGTTCATGGCATAGGCTGGATTTTCAGAAACGACCCCTGCAATTTTTTGATAGTTTTTAGAAGTGCTAATTGTTACTTCTTTGCGTCCACCAAATGCCAGCACCGTGCCAGCAGCATACTTTTGGTCGGGCATATAGTATTCGGCCAGGTCTGCATAAGTGGCATTTATTTGACTTCCTGAACTTAAAGTCCAGTTGCCTGTAATAGTTCCGCTGGTTGAATTTGCGCCAGTGGTAAAATTGGTTGAAACTATGTTACCTGACACAGACAAACTGGTCAAGGTTCCCAAACTTGTAATATTGGGTTGCGCTGCGGTATACACAGTTCCAGCGACTAGTGCGTTGGCGACTTGACCACTTACGTTGGCACCACTTACACTGTATGCTACACCTGATATGTTTGCATATGTGGCATTGGCCACTGAACCACTTACGTTGGCACCACTTACACTATATGCAATTCCAGCAATGTTTGCATATGTGGCATTGGCCACTGAACCACTTACGTTGGCACCACTTACACTATATGCAATTCCAGCAATGTTTGCATATGTGGCATTGGCCACTGAGCCAGTAACATTGGCACCGGCCAAGGCACTTAAATTACTGCCATTTCCACTAAAGAAGTTAGCAGTGACCGTTCCTACGACAGTTACTACATTACCTGAGATTGAGAAATTGGCACCTGCATCAATATTGCCTGAGTTATTGAATAATATTTGACCGGTTGATCCTGGAACACTGACATTACCTATAATGTTACCGGACACATTGCCCACAACATTGCCAATGAATGTTCTGGCTCTGACATTACCCAGTTGATTAAAAGTTATTACATCATTCAGATTTGTAACATTGCTGCCAAAAGCAAATTCACCGTTACTATTATCCCAGCCCATAAAAGCTGCCATGGGCATAGATGTGAAATAGTTAAGTAAAGTCCCGCGGTCTTTGCCATCATTTCCAGTCAAGGGAGTTCCATTGGGCCCGCCACCCAGGTCAATAATAGGATCACTAGTGCGTGTATTTACAATGTCATAGTAAGTGATGTTTCCACTTACATTAAGGTTGCCATTTACAGTAACAGTGTTTCCAAATGTACTTGCTTGGGTAACAGACAAATTACCATCAAGATTCAGGTTGCTATTGGCGTAGTCAAAAGCAAAATTACTACTGGCCCCGAATATTCCTGCTTGGTTGAATTGAATTTCCGTATCTGTTCCAGCTGCATTTATATCACTGTACTGTGTGAGTAATTCAGTATTATCGGGGCTGGGACCCAAAACGTCAGGATCATTGCCTATAAAAACACGTTTGGCGTCAATCGCGTATCCTATTTCGCCCACTGATAATTGAGGCAACTCATCAATATTACCTGTGCGGTGTTGAATCTTAGAAATTTGTATTATGGCCATAGTATATCCGGAACTGATATACTATTTATCCCTTACAAGAGAGATTGGTTATACAAATTGTTGGTAGAATTGCTCTACTCGCTGCCACCAGATTTGGCGATACATTTCAAAATCAAAACCCTCAAGTATGAATTCTTGATATTCAGGTGGCTGTACAATGTTGCAATTGCTGTCAACTTCGGGTTTGACACACATCAGAATCACACCCTTTTTGATGTTGGTGCCGTGTATCTCATTATGAGCCTCCGCATAGGCAGCCAATTGCAAAAAGTAATCTTCAATCCATTCGCGTTTCTTGGGTTTATTGGTTTGCTTGAAGTCCAGTATGCTTTCTGTGCCCTGATGCATGCCCACACAGTCAGTGGTTCCAGCATAGACTTTGGGAAAATACAATGGAACTTCTACGCCCCAGAATTCGTTTACTTTGGTCAGTCCTTGATTTATCACAACATCAGCCATTGCGTGGCTGGCCCAGCTGAAAGGATTGTTACCACGATCTGGTATAGCACCTTGCTTGACATACTGTTCCAAATAAGTATGCATTCTAGTGCCGCGTCCCGCAGCTTCTGTAGTTATTTGTTGGGCGCGTTCATGTCCCACTCTGTTGCGCCATTCCTGCAATGCTTGTTTTCGTTCTGCTGGCTTGGTGGCGTCCAAGATAGTTGTCACACTGGGTAGTTTTTCGCCATCTGGTGTGGCATAACGGCGTTGCCCACTTATGGTTTCGCGGTTAAGTTTCGTGTAGTTGAATTTAGGATTATACATCGCCCAAGTATAACTGACAACTTCTCAGTTGTCAAGGCTTTTGGTCAAAGTTCAGGCTTTTTTGCGGCTCTTTTGGCCATGGTGTCCAGAGTCCGTTCTGATTGTTCATCATCAAGCTCTGCGGTGTCTGGCCCAATACCCTTGAAAATCACTTGATCACCTTTGATATTGGCTATCAGGTTGCTTAAGGGTGGATCTTCTAGCATATCACGCAGTTCTTCATCGTCCAGATTTATTTCTGCGTCATGGAGTTTGTTACGCAAGGCAGCTAAACTATAGGGCTCTTTGGCCCCAGTGTCTAGTGCTCTACCACGCAACTGACTGACTAAGCCTGCGAGGCGAACTCGCAGGCTGTCATCATCTTCAAACTCAAATAAGCGCATTATCTGGTCTCGCGGCCTGCTCCACCCAGATCCTCGGGTTCTTCTTCAGGCTCAGGCAGTTCTGGTAGTTCAGGCATTTCATCGCCCATACCGGCTTCGGCACCAGGCTCTGCACCCATTTCAGGTGCACCAGGCATTCCCATGCCCATATCAGCAGCTGGAGCAGCACCAGTAATGCCATTCAAGGCACCTGTCAGGGCTGTTTTGGCCTGACTCAGGCTACTTTGCAGAGTGGTCAGGGTTTCGCTCACGCTAGTATTGAACTGCTCACTTTCCTGAACACCAAATTCATTCTGAATGCCTTCTACTACAGCTGGTAGTTCTTCTGCATTCATCTTACTCACTTGCTCAATCATCTTTTGCATGCTGTCAATCATGTCTTGAGCAGCCAGAATAACTTGTGACTTCTGTACTTCTTCGTTTTCCAGCACAATACGTGATTGTTCACGCAAATCATTCAGGCGATCACTCAGGGCTTGTTCCATCATGACCAACTTTAGATAGCTTGCATTTTCGTGGCTGCGATGAACGCTACGGCCAGCACGTGATTCTTTCAGCAGACCACGAACACGGCCCAGCATGCGCTTGGCATTAACCATATCTAGTTTCTCTAGGTTCATATCCATGCTGTAGTGTTCTTTCAGAGCACGCTCAACTAGCTTGCTCTTTTTGTTTTCTTGCAGTTCTTGTAAGTTCATTTTCAAATCCTCGTTGTTGGCACGATTTGGCCAGTATAATGTATTTATCTAATTCGCCGCGAAATATTCGTTGACTGTTGCAGTCGTGCTGGTATTTTACTGAAGCTATTTCGTATTCATCCCACTTTGATGCTTTTTGACGTTTTTGGTGAATGGCTTTGTCAACTTCTATGCTTTCTAGCTTTTTGTCTAGATATATCACCCGCCCAGCTTCATAGTATCTGTTGTAGTGATCCAGAGTGCACCAAGTGGCGGCATTTCTCAAGCGATTGAATGCGATACAATATTCATCACGATAGCGATAAACTCTGTAACTTTCTCCGTCTTTGCCTATGTAGTACTGTTCGTACATCACATAGTTACCATTATCTTCGTATACCAGACTGTTTAGCAATCCAGGAATGGCGTTTTGTGCCAGATTTTCAAGCTGTTTATAATCAGTTCGTGGCATCTACGACCTCAAAAATTATGTTTCGTAGTTCAGGAGTTACGTCAAGGGTATTTGCTATACTAGCCCATTCATCTAAATCTTTGATCATGGGCACATTTTGACAATCAGCCAGCAATGCTCCTAATTCGTTGTCCTCACGTGCAAAAACTTTGGTGTGAGCCACTGTAAATTCAAATTGCCAGCATTTTACGTTGTTTCTTGAACGATAGGCTGTTCCCCACTCACTATCAGGGCGAAAGCGAGTCTGGCTAATTGTGGTTTCAGTGATGTTTTCAGGTTGACTACGCAGGCTTATCACTTGTAGAACTGTTTCAAAGTTGGCTTGTTGCAATCTCTGTTTCTGAGATGCTAGGTCAACATTTGATTCTAGCAGCCCCCTACGATTGCTAACGTGGGTCTGTGTGATATCAAATAATGTTCGGCATCGTATTTTCATAGTGCATGTATTTACGCCAATAAAAAAGCCCGGTTATAAAACCGGGCTTGGCGTTTAATAGTTAAACTATTAAGACACTGCGGTGAATGTAGCACCGTTGGCAACTACAGCAGCACCCAGGTCAATGTTACTCACTGTGCCCAGAGCGCGGATAGCGGTCTGTAGACTTGCAGCGGTTTGACCAGCTGTGGGGTAGATAGCCAGAGCGATAGTACCGTTAGCACCAGCGTCTGTCCACTCATACATGTGAACTGTACTCAGTTGAGTAACAGTTTGAATCACATAGTTTACAGCAGTACCAACGTCACTGCCACTTGGCTCCAGGTTAGCGTCACTTACTGTGAAGAAGTTCAGCTTGGGGCCCTGAGGCTGTACTGTAACACCACTAGCAACTGCGTTAGCACCAGTGTTTGTGTATGCGGGAACGTCAAATACGGCTACGCCTTTTAGGTCACCGTTAACTCTTGCAAAACCTGCCATGATAATCTCCTTAATGTTATGAGGTCATGTACCTCTATATGTATTTATCCCTGGCGGCCAAAAAGATAATAGTCTACTATTTAGATTATTCTTCTGATTTTTTCAGACTACGACTGAACTTGCCCTGATCGCGGTTTTTGATAGCGACCAATAGTTTCTTTTCTAACACAGCGGCCTGCTCAGGTGTGAAATTACGCTCAATGACTTCCATCAGGTGGATAGCACTGGCAATCACGTTGTTAGCCCGTGACTCAATTATGTGCTTGGTGTCGCGTTTTTCACCAATTTCATTGAGTTCTTCTAGCAGACTGCGCGTTTGTTTTTTCATAATGTAGTATTTATCAGTTTTTGGTTTAGAACGTCACTTTTGACCCAGTTTATTCAACAAACTGTTCAATTTAGTTGCCCGAACATCTGCTACAACTCGGCCACTGGGTTCACCGCCACTGATTTCCCCAGTGTTGGGATTGATTTTTACTCCAGAGTCAGCAGCCTTTACGGTGCTTTGAGTCTTGATTTTACTCAAAATATTGCTGGCACTTTCGCTGGCATGAGCCATGCCTGTACTGTCTCCATTGTCGTAAATACGCAGTGTTTCCTGGTTGAAAGCTAGATCAACCTTTTGGCCCACGCCGCTACTGCTACGAGTTTTCATCAACTGAATCTGATACTGGCCACGCTCTTTCATGGCTCGGCTAGTGAAAATACCGAACACATTATCTGCTGTGTTGATCTTACTAATACCGCCTGAAATGTGACTGTGATCAAACTCAATTTCTTCCACAGCACTACGATTCAACTGACTGGCAGTGACCATGAGCACATTCAGTTCTTTGGCCAAGTTACGCACTTCTTCACTCACATACTTGTCTTTAACGAACAAGTCACTGGGACTGACTTTGGCACTCACAGGCATCAACAGGTCTAGATAATCAACGCACAAGAAATCTACCTTGATTCCAGATTCAATCTCAAGATTTTTTACATAGGCACGAATGTCATTCACTGTGCTTTGTGCTGGCAAGTATTTGATGTGAAACTGGCCGGCTTTCTTGGCAATCATCTTGACTTTCATTTCCACATCGTCAAGATTCTTGAACACATCACGTGTGCCAGTATCAGTCATCATACTGTCCATGCGCCAGGCACACAGTTCTTCACTGAGTTCCAGACTGATGTACACACCGTTCAGGCCAGCCAGTGCCCAGTTTACACTCAAGTTCTGCATGAACAAGCTCTTGCCTGAACCTGAACCACCAGCAAAGATTTGCAGTTCACCGCGATTGAAACCGCCATACAGTTTGGCATCCAGGCAGGGCCAGCCAGTGCTGATCTGACCATTGTTGTTCTTGATGGCCATGAGTCGTGCACGTGGGTCAGCAAAATAG